AAGTAAACGCTCCTGCAGGATGTTTATTTGTAAGAAGCATACAAGTTTATGACTCTACAACTGCTGTAACAGGTGCAAATGATTATTTAGAAAAAAAAGATTATACATATTTACAACAATATGTTCCGTCCACAGAGTCTGCAAAAAGAGGTAAACCTAAATATTATGCTATGTATGGTGGAGCAACAGGAGAATCTGATACTACATCAGGTCGTATAGCTTTAGCACCCACTCCAGATCAAGCTTATAAGTTTAGAATACATTTTAATATAATGCCTGCTCTTTTAGAGGGTGATAACACTAATTACATAAGTCTTAATTTTCCAAATGGGCTTTTATATTGTTGTTTATCAGAGGCATATGGTTTCTTAAAAGGCCCGATAGACATGTTGACACTATACGAAAATAAGTATAAACAAGAAGTACAGAAGTTTGCTAACGAGCAAGTTGGTAGAAGACGAAGAGACGACTATACAGACGGCGCAGTTAGAATACCAATTAACTCAGCAAACCCGTAGGAGATAAATTATGGCAATAACATCAGCAGTATGTACAAGTTTTAAAGTAGAACTTTTAAAAGGAGTTCATGATTTTACAGCAACAACAGGCAATACTTTTAAAATTGCATTATTTACAAGTTCCGCGTCTTTAGGAGCTTCCACAACAGCATATTCAACTTCAAATGAAATTACAAATTCATCAGGAACTGCATACACTGCGGGTGGAGCAACACTTACTAGTGTAACTCCTGTAGCCTCAAGCACAACAGCAGTTTGTGATTTTAATGATGTTAGTTATACTGACGCTACATTTACAGCAAACGGATGCATGATATACAATGATTCAGCTTCAGGTGATCCTGCGTGTGTGGTTGTAGCATTTGGCGGCGATAAAACTGTAACATCAGGAACTTTTACAATTCAATTCCCTACAGCAGACGCGACTAACGCAATCATACGATTAGCCTAAAGGAGTAACGACGGATGTCCGTTACTAGAACTTATACGGTAACGGTGGTTGTCACCGATTCTGGCAATAAGTATGTTATTGATGGTGTTCAACAAGACACACTGTATTTAGCTGAAACTGGGACTTATGTATTTAATTATCCTTCAGCCCACCCTTTTAGATTTTCTACAACAAGCGATGGAACACATGGCGGAGGCAGCCAGTATACCGAAGGTGTAACCGTAAATAGTTCAACACAAGTTCAAATAACAGTAGCTGCTGATGCACCCACTTTATACTATTATTGTACAATTCACTCAGGAATGGGTGGAACAATTTATACTCCTAGTGAAGATACATGGGGAGCTTTAGGTTGGAGTACAAATTCTTGGGGAATTAGTTCTCTCACTCTTGGTTGGGGAGCTGATGCATTTAATGATCCTGCTTCAACTTGGGGAGACGTGGGAGATGAAATTGTTTCTCTAACAGCACCAGATGCAATTTCTTCAAAAGTTAGTGCTGGCTCTGCTTGGGGTGATGATACTTGGGGTGAAGAACAAGGTTGGGGGCAATTTGTTTTAAATCCTGCAGATGTAATGGGAGTTACAGGTGTTTCTTCAACATCATCTGTTGGTTCTGTTTCATTTACAATTGATGCCACTGCTTCAGTTACTGGAGTCGCATCAACATCGTCTGTTGGTTCTTTGTCACCTGCGGACGTTATGGGGCTTACAGGTGTTTCTGCAACATCCTCTGTTGGATCAGTCACTGTTGCAGATGTAGTAGGGTTAACAGGTGTTTCTGCAACTTTTAATGTTGGTAGTATTTCTATTGGATCAAGTCCTGTTGTAAATTTAACAGGTCAACAAATAACTGTGTCTGGTGGATCAATAGATCCTTTAGCAATTGTTCAAGGTATAACAGGTCAATCAATTACTTCAGGAGTTGGATCAGTTACAGTTGCTGATTTAGTTTTAGGTATATCGGGAGTAGAAGCAACTGCTTCCGTAGCTGCTTTTGGAACATCTTCAGGCTTTGGAATTCAAGCATATTCTGACGTTGACACTGGTTCAAATTCATCGTATACAAATGTTGCAACTGGATCAAATACAAGTTATAGTGACGCTGCATAGGAGATAAAAATATGGCATCAACATACACACCTTTAGGGGTAGAACTTCAAGCAACTGGTGAAAACGCCGGTACATGGGGGACAAAAACTAATACTAATTTACAGATTATAGAACAAATATCTGGTGGGTTTACACAACAAGCTGTCTCTGACTCAGGAGATACTACATTATCTGTAACAGATGGTGGAACAGGGGCAACTCTTGCACACAGAATGATAGAGTTTACAGGGTCATTAACTTCGGGAAGAAATGTAACTATACCTCTTGATGTTCAAACTTTTTATTTCTTAAAAAATTCTACAAGTGGATCACAAAACGTAACATTTAAATATGTTTCAGGATCAGGTGACACTGTAGCGGTATCACCTGCAACAACTAAAATTGTATTTGCTTCTGCAAATGATGGCACTAACCCTGATATTATTGACATGGGTTTTGGTTCAGGTGATGTAACACTCACTGGGACACAGACTTTAACAAATAAAACTTTAACAGCTCCTAAAATTGTAGATGCAGGTTTTATCGCAGATGCAAATGGAAACGAACAAATTATATTTCAAACAACAACATCAGCAGTAAATGAATTAGAAGTAACTAACGCTGCAACAGGTAATCCACCAATCTTAGGTGCAAGTGGAGAAACTAACGTTGATGTTCATATCAAACCAAAAGGCACTGGAGAAACTAGAATCGGGACAGGATCAGCAGCAGCTACTTTAACAACTAGCGGTGCACATGATTTAGTTTTAGATACTAACTCAGGATCCAACTCTGGTAATATTACGATTACAGATGGTGCAAATGGAAACATAACAATATCTCCAAATGGAACTGGAGTTGCTCAAGCAGTTGATGGCGGAGATAATACAGCAGCGATTAAAATTGCTGGTAAAGAAACTATATGGGTACCAGCTGTTGCTATGTATCCAAATACTACAAGTGGTGCAGAAGCTGCACAAGTAGAATTATCAAATGGACCAGAATTAAAAGTTTTAGATTTTGATAAGGACTCTGATGAGTTTGCACAGTTTGCTGTTGCATTTCCTAAATCATGGAATGAAGGCACAGTAACTTTTCAAGCATTTTTCACAGCCACTTCAACAGACACAGGAACAACATCGTGGGCTTTGCAGGGTGTTGCATTAGCAGACAATGGA